AAGACTCGTTACGGTCTAGTTGCTAACCCATTCGTTAACTTGGATGACGGCACTAACGGCACTGACAACTTGACAGCTGACGTGAACTACTACTACCGTCGTGTTAAGGTTTCTAACCTAATGTAATCGGTTAGTCGGTTTTAAAAAAGCCGACGAAGAAGCGGTACTTTAAGAGGGATCTTCGGATCCCTCTTTTTTATTTGGATAAATAATTGTATGACATCTCCTACTATTACCTGCCCGATCCCAGATAACATTACTCCATTATCTCCTAATGGGTTTATGTTTAACATCACTAAGTTACCTAATCTGTCATTCTTTTGTCAGTCGGTAAATATTCCAGGTATCACTCTTGGTGCTCCTGAGTTTGGTAACCCATTTAATGTGCAACCAATTCCAGGTGAAACATTAACCTATGATCAACTGACTGTTCAGTTCCTAGTTGATTCTAATATGGCAAACTACAAAGCAATCTATAACTGGATTATCGCTTTAGGTTTCCCGCAGTCGTATGAGCAGTATATCACTTATAATGAAAATGACACATTGAATTATTCTGAGTTGGCAAAGAACTACTCTGATGCTACTTTGCAAATTCTTGGTGGTAACAATCAAACTGTACAGTTGGTACAATTTGTCGATATGTTTCCAATCACGATTGATTCGTTGATGTTTGCATCTACAAATACAGATGTGCAATACCTAGTTGGGAATGCAACATTCCGCTACGGATACTATAAATTCTTGTAAGACAAACTTGATTTTTTTGTAATACTGCGGTATAATGGCAGTATATAAATGTGAGGATATTATGAATATTGAACAATTGCAAGAACAGTGGGACAAAGACTGCGAGATTGATGATAACTATCTCGGTGAAACGACCACAGCAACTCCTAAGTTACATGCCAAGTATTTAAAAATGCTTGTCAACATCAAACTTAAACACACCAAATACCAATCAGACTACAACATGCTTCGGAAAAATAAATTCCGATTGTATCGTGGCGAACTCTCACGTGATGAGTTAACCGATCTTGGTTGGGAACAATGGCAAGGTGTTAAGCCATTAAAGAATGAGATGGATGAATTCCTCTCAGGTGACACCGAACTAAATACTTTAAGAGTCAAGATTGATTATCTTGAGACAATGATATATTTTCTTGAATCCGTTCTTGGCCAAATCAAAGCCAGAGACTGGCAGATTAAAACTGCAGTTGAATGGAAGAAATTCTTAGCTGGTATGTAATGATAAAAATTGAGAAGTTAGACGAAGTTTATGTTAGAGTTTTTAGCGATGGTTCTATTGAACAAGAACTCGCTGACTTTTTTACGTATGAATATCCAGGTGCAAGATTTACACCACAATTCAGAGCAAGACTCTGGGATGGTAAGGTTCGTCTATACGATCAAGTAAGAAAGACACTCTACGTAGGATTAGTTTCTTACGTTGAAGAGTTTGCCACTCGCAATGGGTATGGCATTGAATACGTAACTCCTGTATTTCATCAAAACAATATCACACATCAGATTGTAGAAGACTATGCCAAGTCACTCAATCCTCATGGTCGTGGTAAACCAATCGAAATCCGAGACTATCAAATTGAAGCAGTAAAGACTGCTCTCGATAAAGAGCGGACACTCCTATTATCTCCCACTGCGTCAGGAAAGTCATTTATAATTTACACCACGATGCGTTGGCATATTGCACACGATCGTAAATGTATCATTATTGTTCCAACAACATCTCTTGTTGAACAGTTATTCACTGACTTTGAAGACTACTCATCTGCCAATGGTTTCAATACTGCAGGCTCTTGCCAAAAGTTATATGCAGGATTCACTAAAGAGTTTACTAAAGATGTTTTAATTACAACTTGGCAGTCAGTATATCTACAACCTAAGTCTTGGTTTGCTCAGTTCGATGTAATCTTCGGAGATGAAGCACATCAATTCAAAGCAAAGTCCCTAACAACAGTTATGGAAAAGATGGACAAGATTCGTTATCGTATTGGTACAACAGGAACACTTGATAACAAAAAGGTTCATCGTTTGGTTCTTGAGGGTATGTTTGGTCCAGTGCATAAGGTTACTACAACCAAAGCACTCATGGACTCAGGAAGACTTACCACCCTAAATATAATGTGTGTGATGTTGAAGTACAACGAAGAAATTCGTAAGGCACAAAAGAATAAGACTTATCAAGAAGAGATGGACTTTCTTGTAAGTAATGAGAAACGAAATCAATTTATTCGTAATCTTGCAGTAAATTGTGAAGGTAATACCTTAGTGCTTTTTCAGTATGTTGAAAAACATGGTAAGATTTTATATGAATTAATAAAGGACAAGGTGCATGAAAATCGTAAAGTGTTCTTTGTTTACGGAGGAACAGATACAACCGATCGTGAAGCAATACGTCACATTACAGAGGGCGAGAGCGATGCTATCATTATTGCTAGTTTTGGTACATTCTCCACAGGCATCAACATACCGTCTCTCGAGAATGTCATTTTTGCATCACCATCAAAGAGCAAGATCCGTAACTTGCAAAGTATTGGTCGTGGATTGAGATTGAAAAATGGCAAGACTAAATGTAATTTGTTTGACCTTGCCGATGATTTGCATTGGAAGTCTTGGAAAAACCATACTCTAAATCATGCAGCAGAAAGATACAAAACTTACGCTGAAGAAGAATTTAAAGTTAAAATAATAGAGGTGGATCTATGTTAGACGACAACGAGTTCTATATTGTAATGAAACTCACTTCTGGTGAGCAGGTTATGGCTGTGCTTAAAGAAGAAGATGATGAACATGTTCTACTTGAATCTCCCATGTGTATAAAAACTATTCCAATAGTTGAACAAAGTCGTGAGCATGTGACTGCCCATCCTCTTTGTCAATTCTCGGATGATCGTACATTTGTAATTGCTAAACGAGACATTATGTTCGTTAAGAAGTTACATCATCTATTTGTTCCTCATTATCAACGTATTGTAGAAGAACATGAAAGAATTTCCTTTGTATCTAAAAACAAAGATGGTTCTATTGGTTCTGTGGATGAATTAGAATATGAAGATGAACTTACGCAAGAAGAAGCAGTAAGAAGAATCGCTATGTTGGAGGATTTAGCAAAAACTCCTAAAGACGAGGAAGAAGAGAAGAGATACAGAGTATTCGTTGAAGGAAACGATACGATTAATTAATACGTCACGATCAACCCTAACACAGTGATTATGCCCCAAGTCAATTAAAAAAGCAAATTTATTTTATCTGCAAATTTGCAACCCAATAAGATTTGTCTTTTCGTGATGAATGATGTATACTTATGAATAAATTGAATTAAATGAGGAACGAGTATGTATGGCACAATATGTAAATAACGCTGACTTTCTAGCTGCAATCGTAGAGATGCGAGCTAAGAAAAAAGAAGCTGAAGAAAAAGGTTTACCGAAACCACAAGTAAGTAATTACATTGGCGAATGCATTCTTAAGATAGCAACTCATCTTTCTTATAAACCCAATTTTATTAATTATTCCTATCGTGATGAAATGATATCTGATGGCATTGAAAACTGCCTTCAGTATATTGATAACTTCGATCCCACCAAATCCAATAATCCATTTGCATATTTTACACAGATTATCTGGTATGCATTTCTGCGAAGGATTGCCAAGGAAAAGAAACAAAGTTATATTAAAGGTAAGATGATTCAGGACATGCCGTTTGAGATGTTCGAGTTACAAGAACAAGATGATACAGGTGAATTTCATAATGCGTATTTAGACTTCATGCAGCAAAATCATACATTCGATGACTTCATTGGACGTAAGAAAGAAAAAGCTGCAAAGAAAAAGATGGAAAATACATTGAACAGTTTTTTGGATGATGAAGATGACACAGGACATAAGACAGTGGGTTCGTGAGTTAGCAGCAGGGCATAATATTGTGGCAAGATCTTACCCTGCACTAGCAAGAAGTTTAAAAAGTAGACGAAAAAAACAAAGTAAAAAACTTCTAAGGAAGTATACTTGGGATGCGTTTGATAACCAATTTGATTTGAGTAAAATTATGGATGATAAGAAAATATTTTTAGGTGTTTCTGATTTTGAAGATTTGGTTACAGCCGAAATCATGAATCGTCGTGTTAGTGCAAATCTAACAACAGTACAAAGAGAAACAACTGTCCTTTGCGATCGTCAAAGATGGTCCAAGTGGGCAGAAGAACAATACAAAGATTGTTTGTTCGTACAAAGTAACGCATCAACTGGATTTATTGTTGAAGAAAATACCAACAACTTTATCAAGTTTGATGTTAACTCCAACTCAACCACTGTCCGTGCATTCGGTGATGCTGAATTTGCAGAAGACATGATTGAGATTGTTGAGTCTAACTTCGATGTTGTATCTTCTTACATTGAATGGGTATATGGTAGTGATGGTAACTCTGTCAATGTTCCATTGAATCGTGATCGTCTTCCTGTGGAAGAAATGTATCCATTCCTTAATGGCGAATCCCTTGGCGATTACTATGATCGTTACATGGAATCTTCTGCCAACATTCTCCTACTAATTGGACCTCCAGGAACTGGCAAGACTACATTCATTCGTGGTCTACTTGCTCATCGCAACTGCTCTGCAATCGTAACATACGATGCTGGTATTCTTGAGAAAGATGCATTCTTTGCCAAGTTCATTGAAGATGATGCAGAAGTTATGGTTCTTGAAGACAGCGATGCTTTCTTGAAGTCTCGCAGTGATGGTAATACAATGATGCACCGATTCTTAAATGTGGGTGATGGTCTTGTTACAACCAAAGGTAAGAAGATGATTTTCTCTACCAATCTTCCAAGCATCCGTGACATTGACTCTGCGTTGGTTCGTCCAGGAAGATGTTTTGACATTGTTACATTCGATGTTCTTAGTGCAGTAGATGCTAAGTCTCTCGCAAAGAAATTGAAAGTTAAATTACCAGAAGTGAAAGATACATACTCTATTGCAGAAGTGTTCAATGCACAATCTGATAATACTAAAAAATCTAGCACAAATAGAAAGGTAGGTTTCATTTGAAGGTAGCCATTATTACAGATCAACACTTTGGTGCACGTAATGATAGTATTGCTTTTTTAGACTTCTTCGAAAAATTCTATGACAATACTTTCTTTCCTGCTCTCGATGCAAATAGTATTAACACTGTCCTTGTTCTTGGTGAT